ATGATCAGAGACCGAAAGGTCGAGATATATGAGGCCAATGCCTCATTGCCGAACAATCACAGTGCTGTGCTCAGGTTCAGATCTTCGGTCGTCGGGGATGCGCTGGACATTCCGTTTAAGCCTGTCAAGATGGTCAAGACCGTTCAGCAATGGAAGAATCCGGTCGCGGACAGCCTCGCCTATTCAATGAAAACGAATGGCAGCGCGACTCTGCGTTCAATTTTGAGCGCTGACAGCACCCCTCAAACGCGCTACATCGCTCCGCCGAATCTTATTCAGGCGATGGCAGACAGGATAAATGGAACATGCTGGTTTGATACAAAAGCTAGTGAAGTTTTTAAAACAAGAGGGCTTCATATAATTTCGACAATTCCGATGCCTTCATTAATGAAGGATTTGAGATATCCCGATATTCCTGAGTTCAAATGTGTTCATGGAATGAACATCAATGTCGAAATTCCGGATGCTGACGTTTACGCCAGCATTTATGTGCCTGATCCAAAGATCGGTTTCAATCGTATCTCGATCACCGGCAACCGACTGACGATTGAATTTTCATTTCCAGGAATGCCGCTTGGGCACGTTCATGGCCGCGTCGAAAATTTCAAGACAATGCCGATTTACAAATCGACAGCGATTGATCAGGCGCTGGAGATGTTCGGCCTCGGCAATGTGAGCGTTGATCATTCGAGCGCTGAGATCAAGCTCCAGCAATATTCGAAGATCCTTCCGATCGACGAAAAGGTTCGCCGAAATTTCATCATGTGGGCGACCGACAAGTTCAACATATATTCCCTCGGCAGGTTCGCGACTTGGCGACCGGGGCTGCTGATGGATGATGTTGTGAATGATGTGCGCGTAATACGTCAGATTATAAATTCCGGCAACTACAATCACAGGAAATAGGAGACAACAATGAACGATCCAAAAGTGAGCATCCTTTATTTCACCGGCCAAGGCACAAGGGACGAGACTTGGCACGCGGCCAGAATTCTGGCCTACACAAAGAACACTCGCCTTCAGATGACGCCCGAAGGTTGGGAAGAGTTCCGCCAGATGCCGATCGAGCAGCTTCAGAAGGAATTGCTCTACATGAGCAATTCAATTCCGAGCTCGTGGGAATTTGCTGATGTCACATTCGCCATCAATGACGTCACGCGCGCCTGCGCCCAGCAGATAACTCGCACTCGGACGGCCAGCTACGCCATGCAGAGCCAGCGCGTGACCGATATGCGGGCTGCCAGCTGGCATGTGCCGGACAGTGTCAGGTCGAAGTCGATGTATAATTTCAAGATGAAATCAAACATCTTGAATTACAAGCTCTCCCTCGACTCTGGCGAGTCAATGGAGGATGCGCGCGGTTTGCTGCCGATGAATATTCATTGCAATCTGATCGCTAAGTACAATCTGCGATCGCTGGTTGAATTGTTGCGTGCGCGCGATAGCCTGCGGGTGCAAGGCGAATATTCGCTCATCGCTCAGGCCATGCGCGCCGAAGTTTTCAAGATCTGGCCATGGGCGGAACCGTTCTTCGAGCCTAAGGACAAAAAGGCCATCGACATCATTGAGTCGGTCGCCAAGAGTCTTGAGGACAAGGAGCTGAGAACTCAATTGGCCAAGGCGGCAGATCTGCTAAAGAAATGATCGGGAGGAATTTATGAAGAAAAATTTCGTCGTGTTCGACATTGATGGGACAATTAGCGATTGCTCCCATCGCATTCAATACGCTCACTCCAAGCAATGGGACGAGTTTCATCAGCGCTGCTTGGAAGACCCTGTAATTGTTCCTATTGCCGACCTTTTGCTTGAAATGGATAGGATTTTGTCAGTCATTCTTTTGACTGGTCGAAGCAACAAATATCGGCACCTGACTGAGCAGTGGCTTATTCGTGCAGGCCTCTATGAGCATCATGATATGCTGCTTATGAGGCCGGAAGACGATTGGTGCCCGGATCACGAAATGAAGATTGCCCTTTTGGAAAAGGCATTCGGAAGCAAACAGAATGTCCTCGAAAATGTTTGGCTCGTCATTGATGACCGCGACAGCGTCGTCGAAGGGCTGCGGAATTATGGGCTGACAGTGTTGCAGCCGGCAGCAGGAGGATTTTGAATATGGACACACTCGGAAATTTGAAACCCGAAATGTCGGTCGAAGATTGGCGTAAGATTTTCGCAGGAGAGACGAACATGCCACTCAAGCAAACTGTGCCCCAAATGCTCTGCAGCGCAGCGGACATTTATGAACAAAGGAATAAAATATATGGGAATAATTATTTCCGATTCGGCACTGTCGCTCGCGAGATCCTCGGAAATATTGAATTGAAGAGTGCGGAGGATTTCAATCGGTTCGGCATACTCGTGCAAATTCTCTCCAAGATCACTCGCTACGGCGAGAATTTCAAGCGCGGCGGCCACGATGATTCGCTCGACGATCTGGCAGTCTATGCCATGATGCTCAAGGAGCTCGACATCGCTGCGCGCGAAGTCGATGGAAATTATCCGTTTTGAGGTTCTGTCATGAACACCCTCATTTTCGACACTGAAACGACAGGGCTGCTCAAGAGCATGCTGACGCCGATCGCTCGCCAGCCGAAGATCATTGAATTCTTTGGTCTTGGGCTGGAAGGTCTTGAGGAAGATGCATCAGTTTCATTCCTTTTCAATCCGGGCGAAAAGCTAGACAAGAAGATCACTGAGATCACACGACTGACAGATGAAGATTTAAAAGATGCGCCGAAGTTTGATCAGATGGCCGGAGCAATCAAGGAGCTGATCGAAAATAGCGATGAGATTGTCGCGCACAATCTTAGCTTCGACAAAATGATGGTCGACATTGAGATGAAGCGATGCGGATTGACAGTGCGTTGGCCTAGATTAATTTGCACAGTCGAGTGTACCGAATTTTTAAAAGGGTATAGACTTTCGCTTTCAGCGCTTCATCAAGAGTTGTTCGGCGAGGCATTCGAAGGCGCTCATCGGGCCGAAGTCGACGTCAGAGCGCTGGCGCGCTGTTTCATTGAGCTACGGAAAAGGGAGATTGTGTGATGAAGAAGACCGCCTACATCTGCGATGGATGCAAAAAGGAAATCGGCCCAAGCAATGAATATTTGTGCAGATTTTTCAGAATTCAGCCAATTGGTCGCATCGAGGAATTGCAAGAAATGCGATATCATTTCTGCAAGGATTGCGAGCAACTTTTCATGACATATACCAAGCCTGAATTTTTGGCTTGTCTAAATGACGGAAAATCTCCTGGAGAGGAAGGATGACCCTCCGCGTACGCACCGGCTACAGCTTCCGCGCGGCAGCAGGAATGATCGATGAGACGATGGAGCGCCTGATCGAAAATGGCGCGACCTATGCACCGATAACTGACCGCGCCAGCACATTCGGCTGGACGCGATGGGCCAAGCTGTCGAAAAAGGCCGGGCTCAAGCCGCTCTATGGCGTTGAACTGGCAGTGACTGAATCAATTCACGCCAAGAAACCGACGATTGACTATTGGACATTTCTGGCGATTGATGATGTTAAATTTATCAATCAGCTCGTCGAGCTCGCGACTTCTCAATTCCGTTATGAGCCGCTGTTGACCTATGAACAGGCGGTCATCGCTGAAGGCGTCATCAAGATCGTCGGCCATCGGTCGCTGTTGGAAAATTTTGATGTTCAGTATGACATTTATGTCGGGCTGGGGCCAGCCTGTTCAAAAGGCTACATCAATCAAGCCTTGAAGCGCGGCCACCGGCTGGTCGCTGTCAGCGACAACAAGTTCCTACGGCTGGAGGATGAAGGTTTCTACGAGGTGCTCTGCGGACGTGGCGCTTCGGTCCAAACCTACGATCAATCCCTGATGGGGCAGGAGGCCTGGAAAATCGCCTGTGGGGGAATCGTCACGCCGAACATTCTTGCGGCATCCTGGACCACGGCTGACCATGTAGCGACCCTTTGCAACGCAAGACTAAAGACTGCGACGCTCCTCAGCCCGGAAAAGCCCTTGACGCTGGAGCAGATGTGCCGGAATGGCGCCGTTCGCACTGGCACCGACCTGACGGACCCCGTTTATTCCGACCGACTCAAGCGCGAGTTGGACCTCATAGCTGAGAAAAAGTTCGAGGATTATTTTTTCATCGTCGCAGACATGATGACTTGGGCGCGTCAGCGCATGATCTGCGGACCGGCGCGCGGCTCCAGCTGCGGCAGTCTTGTTTGCTATCTGCTCGACATTACGACCATCGATCCGTTGAAGTATGACCTGCTTTTCGAGCGGTTCATTGACATCACTCGCTCCGATCTGCCAGACATTGACGTCGATTTCTCGGATCAGAAGCGCCATCTCGTGTTCGAATACATGGAACAGAAATATGGCCGCGATCACATTGCGCGCCTCGGGACGGTTGCGTTGTTCCGTCCGCGTTCGGCCATTGAAGAGGCAGGCACTGCGCTCGGTGTGCCGAAGTGGCTTTGCGACAAGGTTGTTGACTCGCTGATTGTTCGCTCGGGCGGCGACTCACGTGCGCTTTCGACGCTTGAGGACACGCTGAACACCACGCCATCCGGTCAAGAGCTGCTCAAGAAAAATCCAGAGATCATGATCGCTGCGCGTATGGAAGGTCATCCAAGGCACTTCGGCCAGCATGCAGCCGGCATCGTGATCACTGAGACGCCGGTTACGGATTATGTGGCTGTGGACGCGCGCACTGGCGCCACCATGTGCGACAAAAAGGATGCCGAAGAGCTCAACCTTTTGAAAATTGACGCGCTCGGGCTGACGCAGTTGAGTGTGTTCGAGGATGCATTGACGATGGCCGGTCTGCCGATGCATCATTTGGAGAGTGTTCCGCTGGACGACAAGGCAGCCTTCGATGTTTTGAACAAGGGCCAGTTCTCTGGCATATTTCAGTTCATGGGCGCAGCCCTTCAATCCATCACCAATCAGGTCAAGGTCCGCAGCCTCGAAGACATCATCGCCATCACCGCCCTCGCACGTCCGGGGCCGATGGCCAGCGGCGGCACCAACGAATGGGTCAAGCGCAAGAACGGTCAGTCTGCCTTGACTTATCCGCATCCGCTGTTTGAGCCTTATTTGAAGAACACCCTAGGAATTGTCGCTTATCAAGAGCAGGTAATGCAGGTCAGTCGCGAGATTGGCGGACTCAGCTGGGACGATGTGACCGCATTGCGCAAGGCGATGAGCAAGAGCTTAGGCAAGGAATATTTCGACCAATACGGAGACAGATTCAAGAAAGGCGCGATTGAGCGGGGCGTTCCAGCGGAAGTTTGCGGAAAGGTATGGGACGATTTGTGTCTTTCTGGAGATACGGAGATTGAAAATCCATTCCCATCAAAAGGAAGATACAGAAAATTTACCATTAAGCAACTCTACGATCGAGGAGGACTCGGTCCAACGGACAAAAATTCTGCCAAAAGAAAGCGACAGAAAATATTGATGTTCGACGGAGAGTCTCTTAAGCCATTCGAAAATTTCGGGGTTACATATTCTGGCAAGAAGATGACATATCTTCTCACAACAGAAAGCGGAAACAGAATCAAGGCCACAAAAGAGCACAAATTCTTGATGCCTGATTTTTCCTATTCTGCGTTGCAGGATCTTAAGGTTGGAGATGCAGTCGTCAGCGATGCAGGTTCTATCCCGACGAAAAGAAAATCTCCAAAAAAGAGCGGCTCTGGAGGCCACAATTGGTGGTATAAAATCAAACAAGGCATCCCAACACTCGCAGAGGGCAAAAGGTATTTAAAGGCCAATTACAAGAAATGTCAGCATTGCCACAGTGCACCTTATGAGGAGACTCACCACATTGATATGGATCACAGCAATGACAGAATAGACAATTTGATGGCAGTTTGCAGAAAGTGCCACAAGAAAC